AAGAAGCCTACCGAACGCCAGTTAGTCACCATGAAGTCTATTACAGACTCAGGGGGCACGTGTTTTGTCGTCGACGGAAATGAGTCGTTAGCCGTTATGGAAGAGTGGTTAGATACTGTGTAAAGGAGTCAAGCATGAAAACTAGCAAGAAGAAATTGGAGTACATGGCGGAGTATCAAAAGTCGCCCGAGGAAATCAAAAAACGCGAAGCTCGCAACCGCGCGCGATACCAGGCTGAAAAAGCTGGCAAGGTGCATAAGGGCGACGGCAAGGAAGTGGACCACATCAAACGCCTGGCTAAAGGCGGCAGCGAGGACGCGAGCAACACCCGCGTGGTCTCCGCAGCTAAGAACCGTGGGTGGCGGAAAGGTAAAAGTGGATACTAACTCAGTACTGGGCACGGCCCATAAAATTATCTATGGGGATCGTGAAGCGGTATACGGGGACCCCGGGAAAAATCTGCGAGCGATTGCGGATCTGTGGGAAATATACCTTCACCACAAATATCATGTCGACTGTCCAGTTGACACCAACGATGTATGTGCGATGATGCGACTCGTCAAAGAAGCGCGTTTGATGAACTCGCCATACCACCGTGACTCGTGGGTGGACATTTGCGGTTACACCGCGCTACAAGAGAGAGTACACGATGCTAATAAAAAAGGAGTTCAAGAAGATAGTCTTGAATCTGAGCGACCCTAACCGGGTGCTCACCGTTATACCGACGGCCAAAACGCTGGAGTACAAGGGCAGCACGCTCGTAGTTGTTCCTCATCGAGACGAAGAAACTCGAATCCTAAACAACATTGGCATTAGCGCACCGATGCCGATTGAGTACTACTACGATTGGCCCGGGTTCACGCCCTTCGACCACCAGAAAGTAACCTCGGCGTTTTTAACCAAGCACAAACGCGCATTTTGTTTGAACGACATGGGCACGGGCAAAACGATGTCCGTGCTGTGGGCCTACGATCATCTACGTCGCAACGGCCAAGCCAAAAAGATGCTGATCGCGTCCCCACTGTCCACGCTCGAAGAAACCTGGGGCAATACGATCTTCCGTAACTTCCCGCACCTCACCTTTGCCGTGCTGCATGGCTCCCGCCAGAAGCGCGAGAAGCTGCTAGAGGAGGACGTAGACGCGTACATCATCAACCACGACGGTGTGAAAATCCTCGGAGACCTGCTGGCCAACCGGGACGACATTGACGTAGTGGTAATCGACGAGATCGCGCAGGTCGGGCGTAACAAAGGAACGGATCGGTGGAAGGCCCTACGAAAGATTGTGCCTCACCCTAACCGATGGTGCTGGGGGTTAACCGGCACACCCACACCAAATGCACCGACCGATGTGTGGGCCCAGTGTCGTTTAGTGTTGCCAGATAACGTACCCACATACTTCGGCGCGTTTCAGGACCAGACGATGCGAAAGCTAGGGCCATACAAGTGGGTAGCGCGGCCTAACGCCACGGAGATAGTGGCAAGGGCTATGTCGCCCAGCATCCGGTTTGAGCGCGACGAGTGCATCGACCTGCCGCCTGTGACGTACGAAACCCGGACGGTAGAGCTAACAAAGCAGCAAAAAGATGCTTACAAACACATGCTGACAAAACTGCACGCCGAGGTGGGCGGCACCGAGATCACGGCGGTTAACGAAGCGGTCAAGGTAATGAAGCTGGTGCAGATCGCGTGCGGCGCGGCTTACGACAATACTGGGGACACCGTGTTCATCCCCGCCAGCGAGCGTCTCAGGGTTACGGAGGAAATCATTGAGGAAGCAGGCAGCAAGGTTATCGTGTTTGTACCATTTACCGGCGCGTTGGAGGCCGTCGCCGATCACTTAAGCAAGAACCACACCGTTGAGAAGATTCAAGGGTCTACGCCCAAATCGGAGCGAGACCGGATATTCCGGGAGTTCCAGCACACCGAGAACCCACGGGTACTTGTTGCTCAGGCCTCGGCGATGTCCCACGGGCTTACGCTGACCGCAGCATCGGTCATTATCTGGTTCGCACCCGTGAACTCACTGGAGACCTACGAACAGGCCTGCGCCCGTATCACCCGCCCAGGTCAGAAGTTAAAGCAACTTATCGTCAACATTGAAGCCTCGCCCGTGGAGAAGGCGATCTACGAACGCTTGCAATCGAAAGGTCGGATGCAAGGATTGTTACTAAACGTCATTAAGGAGGGCTTGTAAGCGACTTGATACTTTGTGTTAGTAAGTGTATAGTTTTATTCTGTCTTAGGGGGAATTACCATGAAAGAAGGTCAACTCATTGATTTGTATATCAAGCTGCGGGATCGCCGTGCGCAGCGCAAGAAAGCCTACGAGGCTGATGACGAAGGCGATAAGCGGTACCAAGACAAAATCGAGCAAATTTTCCTAGCCAAGTTCAACGCCGAAGGCACCGATACCTTGACCGTGCGCGATGTAGGTACGGCGTACAAGGTAACTAAGACCTCCGCGTCTGTGGCTGACTGGGACGCCCTACTCGGGTTTGTTCGCCAGTATGATTTATGGCACCTGCTTACCCGGGGTGTCAGCAAAAGCGCCGTTGACGAGTACGTCAAGGCAAACGAAGAACTGCCACCCGGGGTCAACATGAGCCGGATGAACACAGTAAACGTCCGTCGTTCTTAACATAAGGAGAGTAACAACCATGAGCAATATGATTCCATTTGAGTCGTCCAAGCTGCCCGCGTACCTTGCACGTAGCGCGGTTTCCAACAGCGATTTGATGTCCCATTCCAGCGGCGGCTTCCCGGTTCTGTCGATTAAGGGCAAGGTCTTTACCCTGGTCAAGAGTCAGGAGCGCACCGTGATTACTCGACCGGATGACCCGGAAGAGGCCGCCACCGCTCTGGAAGTTGTGATCCTTCGGGCCAATCCGAATCTGTCCAAGGTGTTTTACACCAAGGGGTATGAAGAAGGCGCCAGCGGCAAACCAGACTGCTACTCCAACGACGGCATTAAACCCGCCGCAGACTCTACCGCCCCACAGTGTAAAACCTGTGCCGCCTGTGCCAAGAATGTTTGGGGTACCGGACTTAATGGCAAAGGTTTTGCCTGCCAGAGCTCACGCCGTATCGCTATCGCTTCTCCGTCGCAGTTGAACGAGCCGATGCTGCTGCGTATACCACCTGCAACGCTGTCACCGCTGACTGACTACGCCAAGATGCTGGAGAACCGTGGCGTGGGCTACTCGGCAGTTATCACCAAGCTGCGTTTTGACCGTGACGAAGCAACGCCTAAGTTGACCTTCACACCTGTGGGATTTCTATCCGAGGACCAGTTCGAGGAAGCGCAACGTGTCGCCAAGACGGAGCAGGTGGAAAACATCATCGGTCTGGGTGCCGGAGCCCCCGTAGAGCCGTCCGCAGCACCTAAGGTGGTATCTACCCCTGCCCCAGTAGACGACGACGAGCTGGCAGCCGCTGTAGCCCCGGCCAAGAAGCCTACCGAGGAAGATGACGCCCCCGCACCGAAGAAAGCTAAAGCACCTCTGGCAGCGGCGGACGACGAAGACGAGCGCCCTGCCCGTCCGGCACCCACCAAAGTTAAAGCCGCTAAAGTTGAACTCGCTGACGACCTCGACGCACTGTTGAGCAGTTTCGACGACTAACTAACGACGAGGGGCTTCGGCCCCTCACAACTGATGGGTGGTGCTACATGATAAAAATTATAGTGAAATACGGCATTGCGCCGCGCCACGTTATCCGGTTTATACCTGTGACGCGAGCAACGGCGTCCAGCTGGCTTAATGGCAAGTCCAAACCCGCGGACGATAAGACGCCGCTACTACAGCGGTTTATCAACGCAATCCGCACCGCGGAGAAATACGGCGAGCTGCCCGTACCTGCAATTTACAAAGGCCGAGCGCGGGACACCTACATCGTAGATCTGCTGGGGAAGTATCTAGTAGGCCCGGGGAGAGCTTTGGCACGCCAGCTGTAAATTGTCGTTAGCTTTTCTTTTTTATCCGTTAGCTATATGAGGGAGCTGCGATGGACACAGCAGAGTTTCTACGGCACGTCCTGCCGTCAAAGGGGTACTACTTTCTAGCAATACCAAATCCGACCCGCGGGTATAAGCACACCGCGTTCGAGACACCAGAGGCGCTGGCCGAAGCTGCATTGGCCGCATCCGCTGAAGGACATAACGCTTTCTTTTCCGTAGCTGGGTACGAGGAACCCGAGTACGTAGATGACAAGGGAACCAAACACTGGCGCACCGGCGAAAACGCACTGGGGGCGCGCTGCTTTTGGATGGACATCGACTGCGACGTGCAGTACGGCGGTAGCCAAAAGGCGGGCATCGTTGACATGCAGCGCTTCTGCAAGGAGACCGATCTACCCGTACCAAACTTCATCGTCAACTCTGGGAATGGCGTCCATATCTACTGGCTGATGGATGCGGACATCCCCGCTGACCAGTGGCGAAAAGTAGCAGCAGTCATTAAA